AAAACTGCGAAGTAAGCCTTCTTTTCTTCATTTGTAAGTGTTGAAGTCTCCTTTTATCCGCTTCACATAGACTAATTACATTCTGGGGTTTGTTATTCTTCGGATCACCATCTATGTAGAATGATTGAATGGTTGGCAAACCGCATAATAAACATTCAGTATCCGAAACCATTGTAATGCTTCGATTGCCATCAACTATATTGAGTACGGTAACGTGAGATATGCCATAGAGTTCGGCAATCTTATTAGGTAAGAAACGGTGTACAAAGTACAAAGTCTTAATGTCATTCCTATCCTTATCATTTACCTTTCTGTTCACCTTTTAATTATATCAAATTACAAAAAAGTCAAAGATATGCGTGAAATTCGTACTAGGTGATGTATCTAGGTACGCCCATACTTATTACTAGTTAAATGGCCACGTATCCTACAAAGTTAGCAGAAGCATTTGCCTCTAAGGCGCTAGAAATCTATTACGCCACTGCTGTTTCCGAAAACATCACCAATCAAGACTATGAGGGTGAGATTCGTGATAAATCCTCAATCTTAAATATCTTGACCTTCTCGAAGATTGGCTCACACGCATACACGGGAGCCACAATGTCAGTTGATGATCTTACAGAGAGCAATGCACAGTTAATCACCAATCAAGCCAAGTATTTCTACTTCAGAGTTAAATCATATGATAAGTTCCGTTCCTACATTAAGAATCCGGAAGGAACAATTCTTAGTCAGACAGCTCTTGAACTCAAGAAAGTCATTGATACATACGTTCTCGGCTTTTGGAATAAAGTCCAGGCTGGGAATAGACTTGGAATTGATTACACCACAGGAACAGCATCAGTTGATGCTTCCGGGAATGTAACAGGAGTCGGAACGACATTCACATCAGGAATGGTTGGCAAAGCCTTCCAAATTCTAGGACAGACTTCTTGGTATCAGATCGCTACCCAAACAAGTGGAACAGCCATCACAATAGTTGATGACCTTGATGACACAGGAACGGGAGTCTACACAGGTGGAGCAGTTGGAGGCACAACCTTCACAATTCAAGCCTCTGCACCAGTTCAAGTTACAGCAGCAACAATCTTTGACCAACTTAATCAGTTGCAGGTCAAATTGGATGTCAATGAGATTCCTTTCGAGAATAGGTTCGTAGTTGTACCTCCGGCAGTTGCAGCTTTAGTCAAGGAATCAGCTAACTTTAATCCTAGCGGAGTACCTCAAGCCTATGACAAGATGACCTTAGCAGGATGGGGCAACGGCAGAGTAGGTGGACAACTCGCAGGATTTGAAGTCTATCAATCTCCCAGAGTAGTTGGATCAGGTACAGCAGATGACGGATGGCACATTCTTGCAGGACACAAGTCAGCCATAACCTTCGCAATGGGATTTGTAGAGACCGGAATGGAAGACCTAATCGGAAACTTTGGAAAAGCATATAAATCTTTGAATGTGTACGGCGCAAAGGTACCGGATGAAAGGCGCAAAGCCCTGGCCGAATTGTTCGCCAAATTATAAACCTTTGCGATTCTTCTGAAAGTCCTCAGGCGCAAGCTTAATTAAATATATGTCATTACTTGTGCGAGACAATAGAATCATAGTACCTAGTCTTAGGACGGGAGCGCCCACTACTGGTGCTATTACTAACATGACGATTACCGATTCCGGTGTAAGGTTCACGGAAGTAATTGACGTGGGGTGGGCAACGGAACTTATTTTGTTTGCTCAAGTATCAGCACTAACCGCAGGAACTTTAGATGCAATTATTCAATTCTCCCCGGATGGTAAAACATTCACAGATATGTCGGGGGATAGTATTACTCAAATAACTGCCGCAGGGATTGGATTTAAGAAAGTTACAGCTAATTTTGGTAAGTATATCCGAATTAAATTAACACTAGGAGCTGGATCAAATATGGTTGCAAGTATGTGGTTGAGTTGTAAAGGATAACTATGGCAAACAAATTTGAGATACTAACCGATTTACCGTTAAAAGACAAAGAGGAGATGCTTAGGATTCAAGCTATTGATTCCGGCGTGCGTACAACCAAGGAGGCGGCTTTCTATGCAGCAAGACTTCCTTTTATGACTAATGTTATTGATCAAAAGGATAGTGATGGTTATATATTGGAAGCATCCGGTTATACAGTTCCTACCTCTTATCCAGGATTCCGTAGAGGAGCTTTATTTAGAAATCTTGGAATAATAGGTAGAGTTGTATATGAAAATATAGGAACAATAGTTTTGGCTGTATGGTCAAAGATATCTACTACTGACGAAGCGCCTTCTGAAAGTCCATCAATCAGTCCATCAACGTCAGTATCACCTTCAGTGTCTCCTTCTATCAGCCCATCTACCAGTGTTTCGCCATCATCCAGTGTCAGTCCTTCTCTTTCACCTAGCCCAAGTGCTAGTCGAAGTGTTAGTCCAAGTCATTCGGTATCACCTAGTGCATCAAAATCTGGATCTGCTTCACAGAGTCCAAGCGGTTCTGCTTCGCCTAGTTCATCAATTAGCCCTTCTGTTAGTCCAAGTGCTAGCAAGAGTCCTTCTGCCTCGGCCAGTAGAAGTGCTAGCCCTAGTACCAGTGTAAGTTCAAGTGTAAGTAAGTCTGAGAGTCCATCTCTTAGCCCGTCAACGTCAGTATCAAAGAGTGTGTCGCCTTCGATCTCACCTAGTACCAGCGTGAGTCCGTCAGTCAGTCCATCAATTTCACCGTCAACCTCAGTTAGTAAGAGTGTGAGTCCATCAATTTCGCCAAGTACATCCATAAGTCCATCACCTAGCTCATCTATTAGCCGATCCATAAGTCCTAGCGTAAGCCCATCAGGTTCGGCATCACCAAGTAGCTCCCCCTCTGCCTCCCCAAGCTAAATTGACCAATTCGTAATTTTGGTATAGAATTATGGTATGGTTGAACTGTCCGTAATCATACCCTCACGCAATTCTCCTTTTCTAAATAAGACCATTCAAGACGTACTAAATTCAGGTGTAGAGACAGAAGTTATAGTTAACGTGGACGAAAATTGGGGAGAACTTCTAAATGATAAACGTATTACTTACGTCCACCCCATAACCCCTAAAGGTTTGAGATATGGAGTGAATGTCGGAGTATCACTTGCTAAGGGTAAATATATTATGAAGACGGACGATCACTGTAAATTTGCCCCTGATTATGCCAAGACAATCTTAGAGACCATGCAGGATAATTGGTTAGTTATTCCCCGGAGGTACTCACTGGATGCGGAGAAATGGGAAATAAACCATTCAAGACCGACAAGAGATTATCATTATTTGTGTTTCCCACGAAAGGAAAAGGAGAATAACTGGGGAATGCATGGAGTAGAAGACCATGAAAGAGATAAAGCGAGATCTGACCCGAAGTATGACATCGATCTGACCATGTCCTTCCAGGGATCATGCTGGTTTGCTAACCGAGAATACTTCATGAAAAGAGTAGGATTGTTAGACGATAGAATAGAAACATATAGTACATTTGCTCAAGAGCCTCAAGAAATAGGGTTAAAGTATTGGCTTGGAGGAGGCAAGGTTGTTATTAACAAAAAAACTTATTACTGCCATCTGCATAAAGGGAAGCAGTATGGAAGAATGTATAAACAGGATGTAAATACAGTTACAAGTCACAACTGGGCTGCGAGGCATTGGTTAAACAATGAAGAACCTGGAATGGTACACACGATGGAATGGTTGGTAAATAAATTCTGGCCAGTTCCGACTTGGCCTGATAACTGGGAAGAAGTGTGGGCAAATCAAATGAAAGAAGGTTGGCCAGCATGATTAAAGGACTAATTGTTGGGACTTTCGATTTATTACACCCTGGCCATCTTTATACCTTAGCTAAGTGCAAAGAATACTGTGATTATCTTGTCGTAGGTTTACAGGTTAATCCCCATTTAGAAAGAAAGGATAAGAATAAGCCAGTAGAAACTATATTTGAAAGATGGTTACGTTTGGATAGTTGCAAATATGTCGACCAGATAGTCCCCTATGAAACAGAAACAGATGTTATCAACTGGTTAGCCACGACAAATTGTACTATTCGATTTAACGGAGAGGATCATGCCAATAAAGATAAACCATCAGAAAGAGACATAATGTGTAATGAAATGGGTATCCAAATTATCTATATTCCGAGAAGACATGGTTGGTCTACAACTAAACTTAGAGAAAGAATTAAATGATTATAATCCAAGTTCCTTTAAGAGTGTCATTTCTGGGTGGTGGAACCGATTTCCCTGAATTTTTCAATAAATATGGCGGTTGTGTACTCTCTACGGCAGTAAATAAGTATATTTATGTGATAGTTAAACCCCGATTTGATAACAAAGTACGCCTTACTTACACTAAAACCGAGTTAGTAAAGAATGGAGCATCCCTAAAACACGATATAGTCCGTGAATGTCTGAAACACGTTGGCATAGTTCATGGTATCGAGATAGTAAC